TCAATATCGATGGTTTTTTTTGCTTTACTAATCTTCTTAACTGGTTCATCGTCAATATCGACGATTTTTTTTGCTTTACTAATTTTCTTAACTGGTTCATCGTCAATAGCAGTTGTCTTTTCAGATTCATCAATAATATCGACGATTTTTTTTGTTTTTCTAATTTTCTTAACTGGTTCATCTACAATCTCATTCGTCTTTTCAGATTCATCAATAATATCGACGATTTTTTTTGTTTTACTTATTTTCTTAACTTTACTTATTTTCTTTTTATTATCTTCATCATTTTCATCGATACCATCATGAGAAGTATCTTTGATAGAATCAATTATTTCTTCTGTTTTTTTGGAAATTTTCTTAGGTTTAGATTCTTCATTATCATTACTAGTTTTACGTGGCATTTTAATTATATGTAAACATTTAATGTTTAAATATAAATTTTCAATTTTTATTTATTCGTAATATTGTTTCAAAAGGACAGTGTTCCCCTATATCTAAATTATAAAGTTTATGACTAATTACTTGAATATTAAATTTATTTAAAAGATAATTGTTAAAATTCTCTAAATTATTTAATAATTTATTTGAATATATAAATATATAACTCTCTTGTTCACATGTTTTTAGATTTGTTATTATATTATTAATTTTAGATAAATTAAGTAATTCATCAAAATTAATTTCAGCATCATAAAAACAGCCAGTGATTATATGAATCTTATCTTCATTCATATTATTATATATAAAACTAATTAATTCTAATATTTCACTCTCTCTAATATTATTAAATGATATTTCGTCGAGCGAATTAGGTGATAATTCTAAATTATATATACAAAATGGAATATTTAAATAATTAATATGTAATTTTTGAAATCCATAATTATAATTATTTAACACTTTATTATTACTACTAGTAAATACAACATTGTGTGATTTCATTATTTCTAAGTTTGTTATAATTAATAATCCTAAATCCTCTATAAAATTTATATTTTTATTTTTATTTTTATTTTCATATATAAAACTATTATTTCTTATTCCCTGAATACAAATGATATTATTAACATCATTAAACTTATTAATAAAATTATTTAATATATTATTATTGTATAAAGATTCTTGTGCAAAATTATAATTATATGTTATTATATGCAAATCATTATAATTATTTGATTTACTAGCTAGATTGCCCATAATAAAGCATTATATATTCTAAAATATATGGGCTAATTATTTAATACTCTATAATTTACAAATGGATGATGTGGCGACATATGTAAATAAGGGAATAGACCATACATAAAAGGACCCAAATATCCTTTATATCTATATGGTACAGTGTATTTATTATAAATTAATGGGTCTCCTCTTATATCATAAGACATATTTCTAGTATTTCGTGTAGAGATGGGTATCCATCCATGAAACTTTTCATGTACTGTAAATTTAACGAATAGAACTATAACAAGAATTAAAATTAAAATTCTTTCCCAGTTTTGCATTATATAAGAAGATATATAATTTAATAATACTTAAATATACATACTTAACAATGACTGTGATTGTTCTTCTTGTTTCTTTCTAGTTTCCTTAAATATTTCAAATCCTTTATTTAAATCTATAATATTTATAATCTTTCTAGATTCCGGATTTTTACCAAAGATTCTTAATGCATGTGCAATTTTTGTTGAGAACAATAATATTTCCATATCCCCACCATAATTTGTAAAATCTTTATATTTAATTTCAAAAAATTTATATAATTCGTTTGTGTTATCATCCAAATTTAAATTAGTATCAATCATCCATTTATTATCTATAATTTTTTTTATAAAAATATGTCCTAATTCATCGAATGTATAACTATTAATATCATATCTAAATGGAAATCTTCTTCTTAATCCTTCATTGTAACTAAAAAAACATTTTTCTAATTCATTTTCATATCCTGCAATTATTACTGCAAACTTACCTTTTTGTTCAGTTAAATTTTGATTAAGTGTATCTATACATTCTTTTGAAAATGAATCTTTCTTATCACTATTCCCCAGTGAATATGCTTCATCAATAAATAATACCCCGCCAAGTGCATTATCTATAACTTTTTGTGTTTTAATTGCAGTATGTCCTACATATTCTCCTATTAAATCAGATCTTCTAGCTAAAGTAAATTTAAAATCGATTTTATCACCAGTTATAGGTGATACAAAATCTATACCTTTTTTACATTTAAATACTCCCATTTTAAAATATATTTCTCCTAAAATATAAGCTAATTTTGTTTTTCCAACACCTGGAGGCCCAGTAATAATTGTGTGCATTAAATCATTATCTTCATCTAAATTTTGTAAAAAATATAAAATTTGTTTAATAACACTATCTTTCACATTCGACATTCCAACAAACTCTTTTAACTTTTTTAGAGGATTGATTAATATTTTTAATTTTTGTATATCAAAAGTATATTTTTTTTTAATATCTAAACTACCTGCAATATTAATTAATTTATCTAAAGTATTTATATGCATGTCTAACTCTTCATACTTTTCACCTTTTACGACTTTAAAATGACTTATATCTTCAAATTCATCTTTATGTACATCTGTCTCTTTGTTTAGTAACATTTCAAATAATTGATTTATATTTGGCGGCATAGTATTATTATGCATTTTATTATGCATTTTATCTGATTGACCATGTATTGGAATAATTTTGATAATATCGTTATTAGGTAATAATGTATTAGAATTAATTGGATTTTTTAAATTCATAATTTTACATTTGATATTACATTTCTTCTTAGAAATATTTATTTTATTTCTATATGTAAAAGAAGGAATATTTTTATCATTCATATTTAATATTATATAATATTTTTTTTTATAATACAAATTAATATCAATTTTTATTTAAGAATATATTTATATTAATAAATATATAATGTCTATCAATACTATGTCTAATTATATAGTATATGATTCTACACAAATTTTGGGATATTTTGATAATTTAGATGATTCTTTGACTTATTTATTAAACAATATTATTAATAATTTCAATATATTAATCAATATTAAAAATCTGAATGGTGAAATAAAATTACCAAATAATCAATTTAAAATAGATCTAATTAAAAATAATATCATTAATTATAATAGTTTATCATATGATATTAAAAATAATATAATACATAATTTAGATTACAATAATTTAAATAATATAAATATAAATAAAATTAAAATATTAACATCATTGCGAAATGAATTATATAATGAAAATAATGATGAAACAGTAATATATGATAATGTAACTAGACTTCAGAATGATAATACAAACTCGACTGAATTATATGAGAATAACGAAGATGATAGTGATGATAGTGACGATGATAGCAATCATATATTAGAATTGCAAAAGAAGAAAATACAAGAATTATTACAAAAAAAGATAATATTAGAAAATATAAAAAAGAAGAACAAAGAAAAAGAAGAAGAAATAAGTAGAAGATTTGAAGTAGATTATAATATATATATGAAACTAAAAGATACATATACATATAAAACAGTACCAGAAATATTCCGAAACCAGTATCCTATTTTTAAAGATATTGAAAATACAAATAAATTAGAAGATAAGATATTCGCAAAAGAATATTATACATTAAATTTTAATAAAATTAATAAAAATTTAGGAAGTAATATATTTACAAATATATTTAATCAGAATGAACCAGAAGAAATAGAGTATTTAAGTGATGATAATAAAAGAAATAAATGTGAACACTTAAACGACGATCAATTAAGTGATAATGATCAATTAAATAATATTGAATCTGATGATATTTTATATAATTAAATATTGATGTCTGTATATTTTAGTACAATTAATTGATTTAGATAAATCAATTAATTATTGAACCGGATAATATTTTATATAATTAAATATCAATATTACGTACTTTAGTATTAGTAAATTTTTTTTGTGTATTTGTTTTAATAAAATGAAATTTATCATGTTCATTCCTATCGGAATATAAACATAGATTATTTAATTCCTCATACATATGACGTATTACAAATGAGATTGTATTTATACATCTCACTAATTCTTTATTTTGAATTTCATGATCATCCATATAATATAAATTAATACATTCTAATAATGCATCGCAATCAGCATATATACTACTATGAGGATAATGGTCCGCATAACATCCTTTTTTACTTTTCTCATAATTATATGTGCAATTATCTTTATAATTGCAAAATTTATAAGAACTTCTGATAATCTTGTCTTTTTTAATAAAACTATAATTGTGGGTAAATAACTCTTGTTTAATTTTTTCACTTAATATTTTAGATGTATTTTTTAAGTATGAAATACATTCAACAAAAAAAATCTTATTAATAATATTATTTTGAATACTTTTACTAATATATGATGATATTAAATCTTGATTTTTCAAAATCTCTACAGATGTTAATTTTTTAAATTCCTTTTGTTTTAATATTTTGTTTATTTCAGTTAATATTTTTTCATTATTTAAACTAAAATCAATTGAATTAATATTTACTTTATCTTCTTCCTCTTCCTCATCTTCTGAATTATATTCGATCGTTTTATTTGTATTATAAAATTCAGAAAAATTAATTATTTCACTCCATTTTCTTTCATTGTAACTCATTTATTTTAAAAATAGTCCTATCTTTAAGTATTAATATATTTATATAATTAAAGAAAAATTATATATTATATATTATGGACAACGATGATATATATGATAAATTATTAAAACAGGGTTTTTTAAAGCGAGAAATAGATATAAAATATAATAAACAGGTTAAAGAAGAACAGCTGAAAAAAGTCAAAATATTAAATAAAGTTTTATATAGAAACTATGTATTAGATGACAATGAAAAATTTACTCCTGATATAATATCATTAAAAGACGAAAAAAATTTAACTATTGAAAATTTGATAGAACCTGATAATTATGATTATGTAAATGAACTTAAAAAAAAGTTTGAAATAGAATTACAAAATTACAGTTATATAAAACCAACAAATATATCAAATATCAAACCGGGAGGATATATTAGATGTGTAGATACAGATGAAAATTTAAAATGGGGTGGTACAGTAGTTAAATTAATTAATGAGAATAATTTAAATAAGTTTGTAATTAAATTGATGAATACAACTAATAAATTTTGGACTATAAAATATAATAAATATTATGTTTTTTATAAAAATAATATTACATATAAAGATACATTTAAAGATATTTTTATAAAAAAAGCAAATTTGAACTTCTAATCATAATATATCAATGGCTTCTTACTAAATATTACATCGATATCACCTAATTGATATGGTATATTATATTTATTATCAGGATATGCATTATTATATAGATCTTTATTGCGTTCAATAAAAAAAATAGTTTTTAACGAATCGTCCAATGTTTTATTTGTATCAATAATTGATTTATATTCTAAATTAATTGTCTCTATTTTTTTAATATCTTTATAATTAAAATATAAATTTGGTAATATATACTTAAAAATAGTCATATAATAAATTTTAAGTATATTTTCAACTATATCTACTGCTGGAATATTATATACTTTCAGAGTTATTATATTCAATTCATCATTATAGAGATTATCAAATGTTTCACATCGTTTTAATATAATCTTTTGTAACTTTTGTAACTTTTTTTTATTTTTTTTCTTACGTTTGCCACCTAATAAATATTCAATTTTGTATTTTTTAATATCAGATACTGACGAATTACCACCAATATATTCATTAACAATCCCGTCATCTCCAATTAATGTATTTAATATTACATCATTATCAATTATTGAACTAACTATTCCATCTTGTCCAATTAATGGATTTAATAATTTAGAATCTCCTGCGAATTCACTTAATTTATTTAATACTTTTTTTGTTGAAAGTTGATCATATACTTTTTTAATAATCGGTTTTTGAACTAAAAATAGTAAATTATAAATATCCTCCATGCCCTCCGATTTTTTTAGTAAAACTACTTTAATATTAAAATTACTAATATCTTCTTGAAATTTCTTAATTTTATCAAATTTAAATAATGATATATGTGTATCTACTTTTGTATCATTATCAAATAAATTACTTTTTATCCCATCATCGAATTCATCTATATGATAAAACGTACTTGTCCTTATTCCATCAGAAAATTGTTTCTCTGCTTCCATTTTATATGGTAATTTTTCAAATAATCTTTTAAATTCTAATTTTATTAAATCATTAAATTGCATTCTTTAATAATATATAGATAATAAAATTGAAATAAAACAATTTAAACAAAATAGTTTTATAATATATAAATGAGTAGATTGGGAGACGACACATATAAAAGACCTAAAAAAACAATTACAGATAAATTAACTACAGAAGATGTAAAAAGTAAATTAGAAGATTATATTGAGGTCGAAGATATCAGCAAGGTACCTTTGAATACACATATTAGATATTTTACTGAAAAAGAAGAAAATAAAAAAATTATTAAAGTATTTAGATTAGGAGGTTTTTTAGTTAATAAAAATAATTATGACAAATATGTTGTATTAAGTAGTGTACCAGAAACAGGTGTTATTAATAATAATAAAAAAACATGGTCTGTAAATACACAGACATCCATATTTTATAGAAAACAAAGTATGGACGAATTAAAAGAACAATATAAACAAGAAATTGAGGAGTTATATGATGAAGTTGATAATTTAAAAAAACAATTGAAGAAAGTAAAAACAGAAAATACGAAGTTAAAGAAGAAAACAATTTAATTATTTTATAATAAGAAACTGGTTTTTATATATTCACATTCTAACATTTTCATAATATTTTCATTTGTTTCGGTATATTCATCATTTGTAAGTTTTTTATACATATCCCTTATAATATTACATTTCGTTTTTATTGGCTGATATAATAATTTTTTAATACCTAAATTAGGTATTATTATATAATTAATTTCCAAAATTTCATTAATAATTATTATTTGTTTATATTTCAATGCAAATTTTGTTATAGCTAACATGAATTCATTACCTTCCTTTTCAGGTTGTAATACTCCGCTAGTTGGCCTAGGATGTATTAAATATTTAATTTTATAAAAATTATAAATTTTTCCAGATTTATTAAAAGGTTCAAATTTATATACAGAGGTATCCTGTGTCATACGTGCTATTTCATTTTCTTGTAATTTATAATATTGTTCTATATTTTCTTTAATATCAATAATATCATTTTCCGAACTATCAATTGATAATAAATTAATTTTATTAGGGAAATCGTCATATTTTTTTTTTAATAGAGCAATAGGTATTGAATCTGTATCATCAATATTTATGTATAAAATATTTTTATTTTTTGTAATATCTGAAAAGAAATCTACAAGTGGATGTGCCTGTTTATATACTACACAACTATCTTTATTATATTCAGTCAACATAAAATTAATTGATTTAATTTCTTCTTCATAATATGGGATAGTATCTCTTATATCATATTTATTTATTAATTTATTTAAAAAAGGTAATTTATTTTTTAAATCAGCTTCATATTTATATTTCTCATCAGAATATAGACCGAAATATATAATACTAGGTGTTTTAATATTAATTATATTAAATATATTATTATATAAATCTTCATTTGTTTGCAATGTTTTATTTAACATACTTAGATCATAATTAATTTTATATACTAGAGACATATATAAGATTAATATTATTTAACTAGACTTAAAAGTTGTTCTAATATTAAATATATAATATGGAGGATGAAACTATTAGAATCGCCGTTGCAGGCAATGTCGATTCTGGTAAATCAACTTTAGCTGGAGTACTATTACACGATTGTTTAGATGATGGACGCGGTCTTTGTCGTAAACTGATTTTAAGAAATAAACATGAACTAGAATCTGGTAGAACTTCATGTGTATCATTTAATAATTTCTATAAAAAGTTAGAATCTGGGCGAAAAATAGTATCATTAATTGATTTAGCTGGACATGAGAAATATCTTAAAACAACGATATCTGGTATATCTGGTTTATTTATAGATTATGGGTTAGTATTAGTAGCAGCAAATATGGGTATAACAAAAATGACAAAGGAGCATATTATTTTATTGTTATATTTGAAGATACCTATAATTATATTAATAACAAAAATAGATATGGCGCCAGAGAGTGTTAAAGAGGCAACAATTCGAAAAATTAAGCAAATTGTTAATTTACCAATTTTTAATAAAAAAGCATATGTATTTTTAGATGAAGAAGAAAAATGTAAAGACGAATTAGAACAGTTCTCATTACTACAAGACCCATTTGATACATTTATTCCGATTATCTCTATATCTAATAAAACAGGACAAAACATTAACACATTGAAAGAGTGGCTATTATCATTCAAAGCACGTAGTCATTGGTCTGAATCAATTAATGGAAGTATAATGTATGTAGATTCTAAATTCATCGTAAAAGGGATCGGATTAATCGTTTCAGGAACTGCTAGAGGAAAACCAATTAAACTTAATCAAAAGTTATATATAGGGCCAATTAATGATAAATTTATTCCTTTCAAGGTGCGATCATTGCATAATAATATGAGAGAAAATGTAACTGAAATTAAAAATAATGAAATTGGATGTATTGCTATGAGATTTATAGGTAAAGAAATAATTGTTAAAAATCAAATTAGAAAAGGTGTTATTATAATTGACAATGAAGATTTTCGAAAAAATGTATGTAGAAAATTTAAAGCAAAAATATCTATTTTAAATCACTCAACTACAATTATTGATAAATATGAACCTGTAATTCACTGTGGACTAGTTAGACAGGCAGCTACAATTAGAATTATAAAAACAATTGATGATAATAGTAACAATAATCATTTACGCACTGGCAATAAAGCAATTGTTGAATTTACATTTTCTTATAGATCTGAATATATTGAAACAGGAACTACATTCTTTTTTAGAGACGGTAATACAAAAGGATATGGTACAGTCTTAGAATTATTATCATAATATATATAAAATAGATGGATAAATTAAAAGTAATAATTGATGATATATATAATATTCTCCTTGAAAATAATCAAGGAGATGTTGCAGATTATATACCAGAATTAGCATCAGTTGACCCATCAATGTTTGGAATAAGTGTATGTATGGTAGATGGGAAATGTTTAAATAAAGGTAATTATAATAAACATTTTTGTTTACAATCATGTAGTAAACCATTATCATATTGTATAGCTCATGACATGTTGGGAAGAGATAAAATTCATGAACATGTTGGATATGAGCCAAGTGGACAATCATTTAATGCATTTATTTTAAATAAAATTGGATTACCACATAACCCAATGATAAATGCTGGTGCAATTATGGTCGCATCACAGATAGAAAAAGATAAAGAACCATCAACTCGATTTAATATATTAAAATCATATTATTCAAAAATGGCTGGAAATATGAATATCGGTTTTGATAATTCTGTATTTTTATCAGAACAACATCATGCAGATCGTAATATATCTTTAGCTTATTATATGAGAGAAAATGGGGCATTTAAAAATATCACACCAAATGAAATAACTGAAAGTTTAAATTTATATTTTCAACAATGTTCTATTACTATTACCTGTGAAATGGGATCAGTTATTGCAAGCACTTTGGCAAATGGTGGCATTTGTCCTTTAACCAACGAACAAGTTATTAGCACAGAATCAGTAAAAGATTGCTTAACACTAATGTATGGATGCGGTATGTATGATTATAGTGGNCAGTTTTCTTTTGAAGTAGGATTGCCTGCNAAATCAGGTGTTAGTGGGTGTATATTATTAGTTATTCCGAATATGATGGGNATATGCATATGGAGTCCCCGTTTAGATCTTCAAGGTAATAGTTTTCGCGGGATTGAATTTTGTAAAATGTTAAATAAAAAATTAAATCTTCATATTTTTCATAATATAATTGGTAATAAAATTAATCTAACTACGTCATTATGTACAAAGGTTGAAAAATAAATTTGGTGAAACAGAAGATAAAATATTCGTAGTTTATTAAATAAATAAATTAATTTAATAAATTAATTTATAATATAATATATAATGGCAAATGCTAAATTTGATAATTATTACCCACATACATTAAAAGTGGATGAATTAATAGAAGAAGAACAAAAAAAAAATAATAATAGAAAAAATTTACAAAATTTAAATCAAGTCGATGACTATTTATGCGTATTTGAAAATATTGGCATTGAATATCCTGAAGCTGCTTTAGGATTAAAATATAGAAGTTCTACCACTAAAAGAGAAAGAAAAAATTTATGTGAAAATAAAGGAAGGGATGGTGCGGGAGTTGAAGGACTCATATATATAAAAAAAGAAGATTGGATTAATCCAGATGAAGTAGAATATGAATGCGGGGTATTTAATATGGACGATACAAGAAAAACATATGCGAAAACACCAACAAATGATCCACGCAAATTTCCATCAAAACAATTATGTGATAAATATTATCATAAAAATGAAGGAAATCAGTTTTATACAAAAATGGTTTCAAGTAAATTAAAAACCCCCGCAATTGATTTAAGAGCACCCGATATAGATGATAAATATAAAAAAGATGCAAAGAATAAATTATTTTGGATTACTTATATTATTGCAATATCATTTTTCATAATGTGGACATTTAAATATAATACACAAAGACCATATGCATTTTATGATTATATCCAATCGATTTTTGTTAATAAAAGTATGTATTTAATAGTATTATTTGGCATATATGTTTATTTATTTTGCCCATTTGATACATGCTATCATGACCCTGATACACCATTATATAGAAGAGATTTTAATCGTTTCGCAAAAGAATCAATATGTGACTATACAAATCATAATATTCCATACATTGAAGAAGGAGTATGTACTAAATATGATAATTCGCCATGGTTAAAAAAATTTGATAGTATAATAGGACTATTCTTAAACTTAAATAGGAAAATAGAAAGACCTTTAAAATATATAAATAGTAGTATATGTAATTATTGTGAAGTAGACTATCCATGTATAGACAGAAGACCATATAATTCTTTATTTATTACCAAACCAACATATTTAACTGTATATAGTAATGATTTAAAAAATGATTCCGATTCACTCGTAAGAAATGCTGCAAATATAAAAAATTATTTTTTAGCAATCAATATAAAATATAAATATAAAAAAATAGGATCTACATATTCACCATATGATACAGGAACAATTATATATTTAAGAACTGATGATGATTTAGATAAAGTTTTATTAATGAGTTGTTTAAGTATTAATGACGATAAAACAAATAATATTTCAACAATCGACGGACCTGATTATAGTTATTCTTGGATATATGTTAGAGATCGTAAGGGATTAACGATCTTTAATGATAAAATAGATGATTTAAGACTAAAAGTTTGTCCATATAGTTTTAGAATATTTTCTGTAGATACAAATTATGAATTATTAGGTTATAATATTGCATTATCTGAAGCAGCATTTGTTTTAAACTTCGAAAAAAATGCAAAAGATTATAAAGCATATCCATATTATCCAGCATTTGATATATTAAAATTAAAACAATATATTAATAAAAAACCAGATTTTATTAAAAGAAAATTAATATCAATATACAGATATTTAACGAACAAACCATCACAAAAAATTAGAACAAAAAATATAACAATACTTGGTGGCAATATTTTACGATATGATATAACTTCATCTAAATTAAATGTAAATAATACAATATTAAATGACTATTATCTAAAAAATAATTTATATATGAAACAATGCAATAATTATATACAGAAATTTAATGAGATAAATGATTATCATAATGACGACGAAGATGAAAAAGAATATTTAAATTTTTATAATAATAGCCACCAGGCTATCGCAAAAGATTTCTATTTAACATCTAATTATAAATTAGATTTAGAAAGCATATATAATAAAATAAAAATAAATTCAGAAAATGAAGATCTAGATGATGTAATGTATAATCTAAATATGGAATTATACAATTTAAATTACATTCAAAGAAGTAATGTTAGAAAAAATATAAATAATAAAATAATAGAAAATTTTCATAATATTAGAAAACCTTTTATAGATAGATCAGATCCTGATATATTTTCGCAATTAGAATATATATATAAAAATAAAAATGTAAATATCCATACTTCGCCATCTATAATCATAGAAGATGGTAAATACAAAATTTCTATAAATGAAACACTTAAATTAGAAGAAATTGTTAATGAACATAATTTCCAAAAAAAAAAGTATGTTCAAGATGGAATTCTAAATGAATGTATTTATTGTAAACAAGTATGTAAAATGTAGTTAATTATAATTTTTTAACTTCAAACATACCATAAATAAATAAATAAACTACAAATATAAGAATTATAATATGCAATATTTTAGTACTATAATAATATAAATTACCACTAACTATTTCTTTTTTACATAAAATTCTTTTATTTTTTGGATATATATTATGAATAATTTTATCAATGTTTGGATCTCCCCACCATGACATATCATATGAATCTAATATATGCACATACACATTAGAACCTTTTTTATCAATAACAATTGGTACCCAGTGCTTTACAATATCAAGCTTTTTCTTAAATAAAATTATACATATACGATAATTCTTTTGATTTTTTAAACGTTTTATTTTAGCAGAATCTATTTTATCAAAAATAAATTCACTATCAGGATATGTAATTATTATATTTTGATTTAATATATTATCATCTATAATTAACTGTAAATCTGATTTAGATAAAGAATTCGATTTATATGTATTTTGATATTTTATTACTTCTTCATTCATTATTTTTGTTGATTTTAATCTTTTGAAATATTGTGATTTTTTAATACTATTAACATAATCATTATAGTTAATAGATGAATTATTTAATAAATCCAACATTGTATTACCATTTCGAATTGCATGATAACCACATGTGCTATCAATTACTCCCTGAGCAGGTAAAAATAAATTCCAAGTATAACAATAAATATTTATCATTATATTTAATTAGATATTTAATTATTTTTATATCTAAATAATTAACTTAGATTGGTCAATATAAGATATCATTCTCATTCTACAACAATATCTAATTAATCCCATATCAAACAATAATTTCTCAATTGCTTCCTGTTTTTGTTTAGCATTCAATTTATCATTATTTGTAATTTTCTGATAACCTTCCTCATAAGGAATTTGTTTATCTGCTAAAAGAAATTGACAAGTTGGACATACTGGGTACAACATTACTATATTTAATAATATATTTCTTTTTTAAATGATTTTAATTTCAATTTTTGATACTATCTTTTATAGTCATATTTAGCGATATTATATGATTTGTAGCCATATATTATATTTTTTATTCCATGATAATATAAATGTGGAATAAAAAATCAAAGAATATATTTACTCTTGATTTCAATATAATGAAACAAAGTAAGAAATTTATATATTTACCAAATTTAAATGACGATATGGTCACATATCAAATAAAGAGATATAATATGATTAAAAACTCTAATAATGAAATTAAAACAATTCATGCACATAATTTACATAGTAAAGCAATAATTACAGAATATGAAAATTATATTACAGTATTTGTACTCGATATTAATGGCAATTATTCTATCAAAATAAAAAAAAACAATATTTATGAAATTAAATCATGTTGTAAAAAAAAGAATCAATTTTCATGCAATACTATACGTGCAGATGGACAATCGAATGATTGTGGATGTGATTTTATGGAATCAAGACCTGATAAAATTCCCGTTGCAAAAGAAACTGCAAGTATGACTACAACTGATTTCACTTTTGGAGACATAGTAAGACAATATGATTTAGTATTTGGCTTAACATCTGCATTTAAGACAATATATAATAATGATGTTTCTGAAATCTGGAACAGATTAGTTCATATTATTAACATTATAAACTTAATTTATCAAAATAACTTTTCTTGTTATTTCTTATTAAATCAAACTCATCAAGAAGCAATCATCAATAGTACTACATTTGATGATGTTACAAAATAATATCACAGACTTTACAGGTAAATTTAATAGTGTTTTATCATCTTTTGGAGGTTCTTCTGTATATGATATAGGGCATGTATTATCTACTGGTAGCGGTGGCTTGGCTTATTTAAATTCACTATGTTCCACTAATAAAGGAGATGCTTGGACATCAGAAGATGTTACAGACGATCAACAATTTATTGTTGATTATTTATGTCATGAGTTGGGACATCAATTTGGATGTAATCATATTCATCAAAATTGTAATGCAACGACTACATCTAATTTTGAACCAGGAAGTGGAAGTACAATTATGTCTTATGCGGGTATTTGTTCACCAAATATACAGGGTGATTCAGATCCTTATTTTAATAGATATAATATTTGGGAAGCAAAACAACACATTGAATCTACATCATGTGGTGTCGAGACGAATAGTAATAAACCTATACCAACAATTAATAATGTATATGATTCTAATATTAAATATATACCTGAAGATGTATCATTTGAACTTTATGCTGATAATATTACAAATACAAATACCGCAAACAATTTATTATATACATGGGAAGGCATTGATTTAGGTTCCAAGGCCATATTTAGATCTAAAATGTTAGATACATCATATAGAACATTTTCTAATACTGATTCTTGGGATAAATTACCAGTACCTGTTGAAAAACTCGCTTTTAATATAGCACAAATTAAATTATATAATGGTTATACTAGTTCTACAGGAGGTAAATGGACTGGAACATTTACTATTACACATACAGTAAGTATTACAGATAATACATCTACTACAACGGATGTAAATTTTGATTTTAGTGGAATTGCTAGTTCGAGTATTACTCTAAATATAGAACCAATATTATATAACCCTACAAGTATAAGTACAAATGTAAGTTTTGTACCAATCGGTGGCACATGGGCATCTGATTTATTAGTTGTTTTAACTAATAGTGATAGTGAAGATATATTACAATGGGGTGGATATAATTTATCAAACAATGCACCAGTTAATTCAATTGGATGGGATGGTACATTACAAAATACAGATTCTGCAACTTATAATCAGGTAATCACACTTGATACCATTAGTTCTAATTCATATTCTTTCCAATTAACAGTAAGAGCATCATACAATCTAAATGATATTAACGATATGGATACTATCGTACCATATGTGGAGGATAATATGAGTACAATATCTAGTAAAAAATTATTTAGTGTTGAACCATATTATATGACAAATAAACCACAAATAATAAATTCAAGTTCATCGAGTAATACTGTTACCATAAATTGGGATGTTGCAAATACAACCGGGTACCCATTTGGTGCTTCGAATATTTTAATTTATATATCTAATAATAATGGAATATCGTGGAATTATACAAGTATATATCAAGCATATACTGGATTAAATAACGGTACAGCTACATTTCAAGTTACAAATCCTTTATTTTTAAATAAAGATATTAAATTTAAATTAAAATTTTCTAATAACTTATTTATATTAGTTTCTGATACATTAAACATTACACACTCTACAGATAATACACCTCCGTCAATGACTATTACATCATCTGATGTATCCAATGGAGGTACCAATAATAACAATGTTACATTAATATTTACTGCGAGCGAATCTACAACTAATTTTACATTAGCTGATGTAACTCTCACAAATTGTACTTTATCAAACTGGAATGCATCTAGTTCTACAGTATATAGTGCATTATGCATACCTTCCACTATATCTCCCTCTGTCGTAGTAAGTTCAAATAAATTTACGGATGCAGCAGGTAATGGTAACAATGTATCTAATACATTTAATTGGACACATGACACAGTTATACCAGTAATCACATTAAATGGTAGTTCAAATATTAATCATAATATAAATACAACATATACAGATGCTGGGGCAACTGCATCTGATANTG